GCCACTGTCGGCTGTAACTTCAAATGTTTTTTGCGCACTTGTTGAAACTGTATTTGCGTGAGCAATTGCAGCTGCTTGAGCTGCTGCAGCGGCTCCGTGGGCATCAAACGTGTTGGCCGTTACTGCAATAGTGGGAGTTCCGCCCTCTGATGCAGCTGCGTTAGTAAGAGTAATACCAGAACCGGCAACGAGCGACTCAACATAATTGCCAACCGTGTCGGTTGAAAGATTTACCGGATCATTGATCCAAACCGAACCGTTATAGCGCAAGAAGTCGCCATTTGTGGCTCCCGTAATTGTAACATCGCCAAGATCATCAATTGAACCAATTGATATTGTCGAACCGGCAACTGCGTTATATACGCTAACCCTGACTGCGTTTGCAGCAACGACTGCAGAAAAATCCAAAGTAATCATTGAAGTGCTTGTTGCCTCCCAACGAACATCAATGACTTCATATGGGCTTGCATTGTTGCGAGCAACGACTACGACATCCCTTGAACCAAGGTTGTGGGTAACGGTATAGGTGCTGTTTGTCCCATCCCCTATCGTTGCAGAATGGGTGGTTCCAGCTAAGCCGGTGTCTGTACCGGGAGCAAATTTGCTTCCGTCAAATTTTAGTACTTGATTGGTTGTTGCACCAGTTGTATCAATCTCAATATTGTCAACAAAAAGAGTAGAAACATTTGCTTGCGTTGTTTGAATCGTGGACGGAAGAGAAAGGGTATAAACACCGCTAGTTGCATTGGCAGAAACCGAAACTTGATTTGCTGTACCAACGACATTTGAGATTAAATTAAGTCCGAATTATTGCGTCTGCTGTACTGTTCTTATAGAATAATTTACCATCAGCTACGTTGATTGCCAATTCACCAAGAGAAAGACTTTCTGGTGTTAGATTAGGCGTATCTGATCTTTTAAGTAATAGTGTGTTGTTTACAGCAAAAATAGAACCACTGAAAGGCATTAGAATCTCCTTATGGAATATAATTTAATTCATATTTATAGTAATGGTCTATTATAGGATTATTATATTGTTTTTGAAAAATTAACCAATTACCACCACGGTATATGCATTGGCGGGGATAATTTGAGAAAAATTAACTTCTATTGAATCTAAAGAATTTCTTACAACTCTAGCTTCAACAGTTTCAAAAGTTGTATTATCATAAATTTCAGCTATGACGTGTCTTGTATTTAAATTATGTGTTACTGTTGCAGTATTTGACGCACCATTTCCAATGACCTGAGTTACTTTACTAACTATTAAATCAGGATGTGAAGAAGCTGTTCCAACCTCAACCCACTGAGAACTTGGTGGAGAACTACTATCGATATAATAAATAAAGGTTCTCGCCGTACTAGACTGAAACCACAATTGTCCAGAAATTGGAGATATTGGAGCAGAATCTGAAACTATTGGCATTCCGGTTGCCGGAACAGAAGGCGTCCAAATTGTTCCATCCCAATACAAGAAATCTCCAGTTGAAGGAGCAGTATTACTTACGTCTGTTAGATCTGCCAATGTAGCAACGGTTGAAGCTATACCTGGAATAAATTTATTTGCAGCTACATCAAATCTTAATACTTGATCATTGCTGTTTGCACCGCTTGTATCGATCTCAACGCCATCAATACTTAAAGATGCTGTAGATACAGAAGTAAAATTTGGAGTAGGCGAAGTGCCGACTGAGTAAATTCGATTATTGCCAACGCCTACAGTGTTATCCGTTACAACGATGTTTGTTCCAGCTGTTATATCTTCTACGTACTGAAATGTTAAAGCTATTGACGCATTCAGGGTTGCACTAGAAAGGTTTGTTAAAGTAACGCTACCAGATAGATCTCCATCTAAAGTTATGGTTGGGGAAATACCAGTTATTATGGGAGAAGTAAGTGTCTTATTTGTTAGTGTTTGATTTCCGGTCAAAGTCACTAGTGCAGCAGTATTTGCAATTCCATGAATATTAGTTGTATCTAGTTCATGGTTAGATAGAGCTGCTGCGGCATTTATCTCAGCAGTGGCTGCCGCTCCGTACGCATCGTAGGTATTGTTTGTTACTGAAATTATTGGTTGCGACTGCTCACCAGTTCCATTGACTATTGTAATTCCTGTTCCAGCATTAAGGTTGGCCACATAGTCGCCAGACGTATCTGTTCCTAGATCTATAGAATTTGAGACTACGTTTGCCGTTAAAGTTACATTACTGCCACCGTCTATGAAAACATTACCCTCAAGATCTCCAGCCAAAGTAATTTTTCTTGCAGTAGCCCAACCCGATGATGTTCCATTAACATTTACTGCCAACGTTGCAGGAAGGCTTATGATGATATTTCCATCAGAATAATCTACGTTAACTTCATTTTCTGTTCCAGTTACACTGGAGATGAGGTTCGGTTTATCAATAACATGAGCCCATTTTATTTTTGCTTCAATTTCACCCAACGATCCCGAAAAAACTTCTGAGGTATTAGTTGCATCGGGTATAAACGTAAACTTACCAGTGGAATCGTCAAATCCAAAAAATCCCACTTTTGCAGAAGTGCCATTATGCCACCTGAACTCTACACCGCGATCTCTGTTGTCGTCGATAGAGGGGGCGGTATTACCACCCAATGTTACAATTGGATCTTTTAATATTGTAACACTTGATTCTAGAATAGTCGTATTACCCAAAATACTTAAACTATCATCTGTGCTGATCAAACTTCCCGATGTTTGCAAAAGATTTAAAGAAGAATTTATCAAATTTCCTGAGCTGTCAATATAATATAAAATTCCATTAATTGGATCAATAGCTATTTGACTTTCAGTTATATTAGGTAAAGCCACTGCAAAACCTTTCTTTTTAGAAAATTAAAATACGCCACCATCTATGGTGATTCCATCAAGGGTGGTGAGATTTGTGATTGAACCACCAGTGATAGACACACTAGATGCACTTTGGGTTGCAATTGTGCCAAGTCCGAGTGTAGCTCTTGCTGTCGATGCGTCTACGTCATCTATCAGGCTTCTTCCAAAAGATGTTAAGGTTGTAAGAGCTGCGGTATTTAATCCGGTAAAATACGGAAGTTTATCTGCAGCTGAAGTCAAACCGGCTAAAGCAGTCAACTCTCCATCATAACCTTGAACGTCACTGCCTATTGCCAAGCCAAGATTTATTCTTGCCTGCGAAGCACTTGTGGCGCCGGTACCACCGTACGATATTGCAATAGTTCCTGCATTCCATGTGCCGGAAGTGACAGTACCCAGGGATGTTAGGGATGAATTGACAACTCCTGATCCAAGAGTTGTACTAGAAAGAACTGCAGTTGCATTAATTGAAAAGTTTTTACCCGCTGCCAGATCAAAATTTTCCGAAGACGTCCAGGAGTCTGTTGCATCTACCCAATTCAAAGTTTTGTCAGTGGCACCTTTTATCGTTATACCTGCTCCATCTGCTGCCGCATCGGTTGTTGATCCATTTGCAATTACTATGTTTTTATCCTCAACCGCCAAAGTGGAAGTGTTCAATGTAGTCGTATTGCCCTGAACCAACAAATCTCCGGTTACCGTCAAATTATTTGGAATTGTTACATCATCGGGCAGAGAAAATGTTACGTTTCCATTTGCGGCAGAAACAGAAACTTGATTGGCGGTCCCGGCGACTGAAACAACTCCAGAGTTGGTAACGGTAAACGTTCCGCCCTCTACACCGGTGTTAGAAACAGAAATACCCGTTCCTGCTGCAACTGACGAAACATAATTGCCATTAGTATTTGTACCAAGATCAATTAGAACTGCATTTGTTCCAGCTGCAGTAAGACGGCCCTGTGCATCGACTGTAAAATTTGGAATACTACTAGCACTGCCATATGATCCAGCAGTTACTGTCGTATTATCAAGATGGAGGGTAATAGTATCTGTTGAGACGGCGGCGGTGGAGCTAAGACCAGTGCCACCAGCAATCGTAAGAGTGTCGGTTCCTGTTGTAATCGTCACGCTTCCAGTGTCACTGGCGACCTGAAATGAGGTGGCTACAGCAGCGACCAGGGCATCAACATAATTTTTAGTTGTAGCGTGTGTACCAGCAGATGGGGTTGGAACAACTATTGTTCCGCTAAATGTTTTATCTCCTGAAATTGTTTGAGCACTAGTTAACGTAGCAAAAGCACCGGGTCCGGCGATAGCCAATGGAGCTGTTGCGGTTCCACCTGCTCCATTTGTACCTTCACCGTAGTAGAGAGTGTCGTCAACTTCGTTAAATGCTAATTCGGCGTTCTGCAGACTGTCTGGTGCTCCAGTTGCGCCAGACGTCCTGCGCTTAATTCTTAATGTATTGGCCATATCTAGAAGTTCCCTCCGTCTACTAAATTTTCTTCATTGTAATTAATCCAAGCATTGCCGTTATAGCGCAAAACTTGACCCGTTGCTACCGAATTTATAGTAACATCAGTTAAACCATTTAATACTGATTGCTCTGAGATAGATTGTTCTGCGACAAGAATTCTATCTTTAACTGTCAAATGTGAACCAGCTGGATTTATACCAAGAACTGTTTGTATAGCCTCTACGGCATCGTTGATATTTGCGTGCTGAAGATGGTGCAGTACGGTGACAGAATTGAGGGCATCGTTTGCCGTAGGGTTTATCAGATTATCTAAAGCCGTTGGATATTGTGATGGCATTATCTTTACCTACAATGAAAGTATTTTTGTTGATTCGTCACTCCAAAAGATAGTAACGGAATTAACAGAATTTGAACCTTCAAAAGGCAAGCCGCTTGACGTATCAATATAAAATATTAATTTTGAATCTGAATCAGAAGGTTGATACTTGTATAGGGC